GTCAGCTGTCGCTGGCAAACCAAATGATTCACTCGTATCTTCTAGTCCTGGATCTGAATTTGTATATCCAGAACGAGTCGTTTGAGTTGCTGAAACGATTGGCACATTATACTCAACTGCCAAACCTCTCAACTCTTCTGCGATTGCCTTAATATATGTATAAGAGTTAATACTTCCACCTTGCTTCATTCGTTGGCTTGCACAGATGTTTAGATAGTCAATGAAAATAATATCAGGTTTGAATTCTCGTTTCAACTTCAATTCTTCAAGCAAGGCACGGAAGTGACCAGCATGAGCACCAGCAGTAGGGTATTCTTTGATGATAAGTTTACCTTCAGTCTTATCTTTAATCTTTGAAATACGAGTTTCAAAGATATCCTTATCAATGACTTTCAACTCGTCCATGGTCAGGTTTAACTTATTCGCATCAATACGTTCAGCGATTCGCTCTTCTGCCATTTCCATAGTTATGTATAAGACATTTTTACCCTGTGTCAAACATGAACCTGCCACGTGACACATGAACAATGATTTACCAACACCAGTACCAGCTAGTGCAATGTTCAAAGTCTTTTTACTTAAACCACCTTTGGTGATTTTGTTGAACATCTCCAAGTCAAAAGGAAGTTTCTCCTCGACACGATGATAGAATTCGTAACGTGCTTCGTAGTCTTCAATGTAGTCATGACCAACATGACTATCAAAAGACACGGCAAGAGCATCAGATAGGATAGAAGGAATAGCATCTTTTGTGTGAACCTTATCTCGTCCGTCTATAATCGAAATGGAATTAAGGATCGCATTATAGACTGCACGATCCTTACAAAACTTCTCTGTATTTTCTAACATCCAGTCTTCGTTGACTGGTTCTTGAGTAAGACTGCCGATGTATTCTTGTACTTCGACTAATTCTTTATCAGTAAGATCTTTACGATTTCCTACTTCAATTTGTAGGATTTCTTTGGTTGCTGGTTTATTATACTCAGTAAAAAACTTTACAATTTCAGAAGCAATTACTAACTCTTTCTTATCTGCAAAATATTCTTTCTTGATAAATGGAATTACTTTTCGGCAATAATGCTCATCATATATCAGATTCGCTAGAATCTTTTGTTCTATTCTCATCAACTCCACCTTTGTAAACTACTTCATTTTTGGATAATTGTTCTAACATAATGTTTTGTAGAACATCGCCAATCTCATTGATAAAAGAATCTTTCAAAACACGTTCTGCATAATCATGAATATTATATTCAAACTTTAATCTAACTTGCTCATCTTCTTCAACGAGATTGACTGCACCATAAGAGTAAATTATACCCTCATGGTCACCAGATGTCAACTTTACATATTTGAAACCATCTGGTGTTGCATCATCTAAAATTTCATAGTTCTTAATCATCTTCAAATTCTAATTCTTCAAGTGCTTTATCAAGGTCATCAGATTGCATCATCTGTCCTTGACCAATCGAGTATTTGTTTTTTACAAATGTATAGAAAGATTTATTTGTAAGAATTGGCATCCAGAACTCTTTGTTTTCAGTATCCTTCTCACGATAATTCTTTTCTTCAACTACACCATCTGCGTCAACTCGTTGGAACCAACCATTTTTAGGCTTGATGACGTGACCACTTTCGAGTGCAAGATCAAGTAGACCGCTCCACTTACTAAGACCACCATCAAAAGATACGCTAACAGGTATTTTAGATTTTTCTTTAACATAACGACTTTTCTCTACATTGATAATAAAGTTATAACCAGTGACTTCAGTACCATCTTTCTCCTGCTGACGTCCAAGAATAAAGATGTTATCAGCAGAGTAGTAAGAACCAGTACCACCACCAACGATATCTTTTGGATATAATCCAATCTCTTTATATGTATGATTCACTACAACGAGTGGAATGTCTTTCATTGTTAAGTGTGGTGTAACCATACGGAACAACGACTTCATCTGTTTAGCACGAGACATATCGGCAACAGACTTACCATCCATGGCATCTTCAACTTCTTTCTTAGAAGCCAGATTACCGATAGAGTCAATAACAATAATGACATGTTCATTACGTTCAATACCATTCAACTGTTGCATGATGTCAAACTTCAATTGTTCAACGTCCATAATTGGAGTATGGACAACACGCTCTGTGTCAATGCCAAATGAATCAAAGTATGACTGTGGAGTACCAAACTCTGAGTCATAGAATAAAAGGACAGCATCGTCATACTTGTCCATGTAGGACTTAGCCATTAACAAAGAGAATGCTGTCTTAAAATGTTTACTTGGACCAGCCCACATTGTAAGTCCAGGAGTAAGACCACCATCAAGGCGACCAGACAAAGCCACGTTGATGATAGGGATTGAAGTAGGAATCATATCCTTCTTCGTGAAAAATTTAGACTGTGCAAGAATTGCAGAGTCTTTAATTGTGGAGTTCTTTTTGATTTTTTCTAAGATGCTCATATTATACCTTTAGGAAGTCTAATAGTTTTTGTTCATTCATCATACCAACTTCACGTTTGATTTCTTTTCCATCATCGTCAAGTAATACAATGGTCGGAACTGAACGGACTTTGTAGTCAACAGACAACATTAAATTATTATCAATGTCCACATCCTCAACAGGGATTGTGATTTTATCTCCAGCGTTTTTGATGATTTGACTAAGCATCTTGCATGGCTGGCACCATTCAGCGTAAAATTTCAACACTTTCATATTTCTCTCCTATTATACATTATACTTTATTACAACGCAACTTTATTATCCAAAGAAATCTTCCAAAGAAGTTTCTTCTTGAGTCTTCCAACCTAACGATTCAATTACAATTTGCAACGGATCTAAGAAAACTTTTTGAAACTGTAAGTCATAATCTATGTATGTTTCCAATGCAAACTCTTTTGGAAGAACTTGTGGAAATGCAATCACGTCTTCTTGAAAAGGATTTGGTGTGCGAACATAAACAAACTTAATCTTATCTCCATCACGAATCGCCTGATACTTCTTATCAATACCCATTCTCTTGCAGTGATGATTGTAAAGCAAAGCACCACGAACTTGAATAGGTGTTCCTTTGATATAAACAGGTGAACCTGCATATTGTTTAATACCATTACAAGAACGAGGAAATGCGATATCTTCAACAGGCATCTTATCAAATTCTCGTTTGAAATCCATCACGTATTTGTGAAGATCTTTTTCAGTTCCATGTAGAATAACTTGCAACGAATCTTTAAGTTTGTCACGAATAACAGCTGGTGTGCTCGACTTGACCATTTCCAAGCCCATAACTTTGACTTTAGGTTTCGCATATTGAACTCCCTCCGAATTATGAACATTAATAACATAGCGTTTCTTAGCAGTCCAGATGGCTTTATCAGCTAGAACTTCTCGCTTCATCTGCATCTTTTGTGCAAAGGCATTCATATATTCTGCGAGTTCTGTATATCCTTGATCAATGAATGGTTGGAAAACTTCTTCACACATCTTATCCATTGTTCTGATTTTCTGCTCAGTAGTTTTACCAACACAAACCTTTTCAATAAGGTCTTCAAGTGTTAAGTAAATAGAATCAGTATCAATGGCTACTACGAAATCTTTATCTTGTGTCTTGAGTGTTTTGTTAAGCATGGCATTTAATTTGTTTGCCATCCAACGAATGGACAACTGACCAGAAGTCGTAATACCTTCAGCCATACGAATATCAAAGTAACGGAAGTATTGATTGCCCATCGCACCATAAGCGGAGTTCAAAGCAATCTTCATCGCCATTTGCAGATTATTCAAACGACTAATTTCTTTCAATAGATGTTTCTGTGTTTTATCGTTTTGATATTCTTGTTCAACTCTTAACATCTGTTTCTTATACTTAGAACGATTGACATACATCTGTTCCATCAACTCAGGCATGAAACCTTTGATATCTTTACGATATGTCCAACCATTGGCAGTCAATGCCAAGTCTCTACGTTTTGCATATGATGTATCAATCTCTTTGTTGAGCAGCTTATCAACATTCACACTAATCTTTTCAGAGGTTAGTGTTTCTGGACTGATGTTATACTGCATAATCAAGTGAGGATATAGAGAGTTCAAGTCAAAGGATGCCATCCATTTATGCTGACCAATGATTGGGTCTTTAACATACGCACCCTCAAATTGTTCTGACTTACCACCATTAGAAACCTTCATCGGAATCACAATACCTTTTTTACGGAGGTGATTGTAGATAATCGTATCCCACATACGGACTTGCGAATAAACATCTTCAAAGTTAATCTTGGCATTGTATGCCATGGTAAGATGAAGTTCAATCAAACGCATCTTGTCTTCGAGTTTATCAACCAACTCTACGTCGTGGATGTTATACTCAACAAAGTCATCCCAATAATTAGTGTAGAAGTCACGGAAGTCATTTCCTGGATTCTCTTTCTTCTTGTCACCAAGTTCTTCTTGTGCGATATAATCAAGACGATAAGACTCTTGCTTTGTATATGTATATTTCTTATAAAGTTCTAGATAGTCTAGCTGACTAATACCAGAGATATCATAGTGCAGTTCTTCATTACCTTTAATGAATGTGTTGCGTTCGTTAATCAATCCCCAAGGACTAATCTTTTTAGCAAGTGTTTCACCAAGTTCACGATTCATTCTACGGATAAGATATGGTACGTCAAAGAAGTCAGTGTTCCATCCAGTAATAATATCTGGATAGTTTTGTTGCCACCAAATGATAAACTCTTTTAGAAGTTGCTGTTCATCACGACAATAAACGTAAGTTACATCCTCTCGTTTATTCTCATATGGTTTAATACCCCATGTGATAATCTTTTTAGATTGTA